TTTGGTCTTTGGTCGCAATTGCACCGAGGCCCAGGTTTGTGCGAGCGCTGCCGGCTGATGTCGCGCCGGTGCCACCGTTGGCCACGGAAAGTGCTGCCCCCGACCAGTTGCCGTTGTTGATTGAGCCAAGCGTCGCTAGGGCGCCTAGACCCAGGTTGGTGCGGGCCGTAGCCGCATCGCCGGCACCCGTACCGCCCTTGGCGATGGAAAGAGATCCGGTGAAGTTGGAGTCCGAGACGCTCGAGAGGGTGGCCAGCGTGCCCAGGCCGAGGTTCGTCCGAGCGCCCGCGGCCGTGGTCGCACCCGTGCCACCGTTCAGCAGCGATAGTGCAGTGCCAGACCAGTATCCGTCGTTGACGTTGTTCAACGTCGCAAGCGTGCCCAGGCCAAGCGATGAACGTGCGCCAGCTGCGGTCGTGGAGCCGGTGCCACCGTTCAACACTGCAAGCGTGCCGGAAGCGCTGATGGTGCCGCTGGTCGTGATCGGGCCTCCGGTAAAGGACAGGCCGGTCGTGCCGCCGGAAACGTTTACGCTGGTGACTGTGCCACCGCCGCCACCGCCGCCGCCCGCGGCCGCAATCGTGATCGCGCCCGACGAGTTGGTGATGGTGACGTTGGCGCCGGCCGTCAGCGTCGTCATCGTAAACCCGGTGCCGTTGCCGATCAGCAGTTCACCGTTGGCCGGCGTGGTGGTGAGGCCGGATCCGCCCTTGCTGGTGCCGAGCGTGTTCGTGATCGACGCGGCATTTCCGGCGATGTTGCCGGAGATGTCCGAGCCAGGGATTGACGCCACGCTGCTGACAGCCGAGGTGCCGTTGCCCTTGAGGTAGCCCGCGGTCAGCGAACTGCCGCCGGTGCCTCCGTTGGCAACGGAAAGCGGATAGCTTACGCTGTCAGGCAGCGAGCCGACGGTGGCCTTTTTCAAGGTGCTGGTGGCGGAATCCCACAGCAGCACCTGGTCGGCCGCGACCGGAGTCGTTTTCGTCGTCTGGTCGGAGATGGCCCCAGGCAGCAAGGTGGCGCCATCGGCCAACTGGTTAAGGTTGGCTGCCGTCACCTCGTTGTTGGGCGAGGTGGTGGTGTAGGTGTAACCTTTGCTGATCTGGGACATGACGTGATTGATTTATTCTGCCTTAGGCAAAAGCCCGTTGATGATCTGCAGGGCCTGCTCAATCACTTCGTGGTCGCGCCGCTTGCCGACGAAATCGTGGCAAACCTGCGTGATCAGTTTGAATGCTTCTTCTGGAGTGGGTTGTTTGTTCATGGGATCAGACATTGGAAAGGAGCAGGTAGTAGGTCGTACCGTTGATGGTGATCGGGTACTTGTGCGTCGTGGTGGACGCGGACGACGACACGGTGCCGGTGAGCGCCAGGGCGTTGGTGTTCTGCTGCGCCAGCGTGCCGAGGCCTGAGATGTCGTTGACCGAGAGCGTCACGTTGCCGGTGCGTCCGGCGACGGAGTTGACAGGGAAAGTGATCGGCGTGGATCCGCTTGAGGTGATGCGGCCCTTGGCGTCGACGGTGAGCGTCGGCACGGTGGTCGCGGATCCGAACGTGCCCGCGGTGGCGCCGGAGTTCGCGAGCGAGAGGCTGATCGTGCCGGCCGTGGTGATCGGGCTGCCTGAGACGGAGATGTTTCCGTCGGTGGCGATGGCCACGCTGCTCACGGTGCCGAGGCCGCCGGCCCAGCTGACGTTGTTGCCGTCGGTCGTCAGGAACTTGCCACCGTTGGCCGCCTGGCTGGGCAGCAGGTCATTGATGGCCGGGGCCGACCAGGTGGCGTCCGCGCGCAGAAACTTCTTTGCCGCGGCGGATCCGGCGGTGGGAGCAGGAGCAAGTCCGACCGCGCCGCCGCTGCCGCTGTCGCCAAGCATCGTCGGCAGCATGCCGGCGAGCGTGGACATTGACAGGTCGCTCGGAACGCCGGTGCCCGACGCGCGGCCCTTGACAGTGGGGCCTGACATGTTGGCCAGGTGCGCGTTTGTGACCGCGCCATTGGCGATGGACGTGGTCAGCGTGCCTGTTCCTCCGGTGGCCAACACGTCGCCGATCAGCTGGATGGTCTGGTCGCCAGTGTTAGTGCCGGAGAGGTTGCTTCCGGTGACGGTACCAGACGAGGTGACCGAGCTTGGAGTGATGGCGCCGAGTCCGACGGTGATGGATCCGCTCGAGGTGATGGGGCCGCCGGTGACGCTGACGCCATTCGCGCCGGTGAGGCCGACCGAGGTGACGGTGCCGCCGCCGGAAGCCGCCATGATCTGCGCGACCGTGGCCCGCTTGTTCTGCACGGTGCTGCCGTCGACCAGGATGGTGTAGTCGTTCGTGTTGACGCTGGTGGCGACGGGCAGTGCGGAGATCTTTTTCGGGTCGGCCATGTTACTCGACGATGAAGTTGGATCCGTCCTCGTTCAGAATGTAGGCGTTGTTTTCCTGGGCGAGGTAGGCGTCCACGACCTGCGGACGTTTGCGAAAGTAGCGGGAAAGGAGCGCGCGCATTGGTTCACCAAACGTAAACCTCACCGATGATTGCCACGAAGTCCTTCTCGGTCACACGGGCAAAGGACTCGCTCTCCTTGTTGCCCAGCCCGCTCATTACCCATCCTTGGCTGTCGCGTTGCGCGGCTTGGTGGATAACTAGGCTGGGAGTCCAGCTTGCGCGGTAGATGACGAGGTCGCCCTTCTTGATCTGCTGGTAGCCGAAGCCATTCGGAACGGCATACGCGCAGACGGTCTTGAGCGGATCGGCCCCCTTTGAAGCCGCTGGGATATACGGAACCATGCTGCCCGTGCCTAGGACGGCAAACGCCCCGCTGCCAGCCTGTGCCTTGGCATCCAGCTCGTTTAGGCACATCACGCGCAGCGGCAAGCCCCGCACCATCTGGCGATGCTGCCAGACGGCTAGGGCCGCAAAGAGGCCGATCACTACGGCCCCAATCGCTATGTACCTCAGTTGCTTCAAGCGCGGGTCAGTCCGAGATTGGCCGCAATCGCGTTAAGCTGATACTCGCTGTCACCGTCCGGCCCAAGGCCAGCGGGCCACGCCGCCCATTGAGCTTCGGTCATGTTCACGTTGCCATCCTTGAGAACAACAACCTCTTCGGAATCGGGCGTGGCGGAAACGTAGTCAGGTTCGCCCATCGTGCCGCTCTCTGGCGTACCTTTGATCGGCGTCACGCTCTGCAACTGGTAGTAGTAGGCGGGCGGCGGGCCGAGGTTGCCAGCGCGGATGTACAGGACGTTCGCGGTGGAGGGGAAAACACTTACTGGGACAATCGAGGTCTGCATGATGATAAGGATTAAGCGTTGGCGATGGTGGTGACGGTTCCGCTGGAGCCACGGTATTTGAGCGCACCGCCTTCGACGTAAAGCACGCCGCCGCCAGTTGGGTTGGTCGTGGGAGACGTTACCGCGCTCTTGATGGCAATCACTCCAGCTCCAGAGCCAAACTCGCTTGAAGTGTTGAAGCCGTAATTGCCTTGCGAGGTGTAACGGGCGATTTCACCAAATGACGCCACGCGCAATGCCACCACTCCAGAACCACCCGCTTCGATCTGAAGGTCTGTAGGGGCAGTCAGCTTGTTAGTAACCTTAACCGTCCCCGCGAACGTCGCGTTCTGGCTGCTGTCGAGCGTCAGCGCGGTGGCAAACGTCTCCGACCCGACAGCGGCGGGAGCCGTTGCAGTCTGAAACAGCATCTTGCCGCCATACGGAGCAACTCCATCACCCTGAGACTCAATCCGAGTCGCCAGATAGGTACTGCCGCTGCCAGACCACTTGTAATGCGTGATCGTGGGATCATCGCCGTTCTTGGTCAGATACTGTTTCGCGTTGTTTGTACCGTAATCAAACGTCGCGCCGCCAGCCACCTGCAACTTGCCCAGCGTGTTGTCGGTGGTCGTGCCGAGGAGGAGGTTGCCCGTCGCAGTCAAAGCCAGCAAACTGGTGTTCGGCAAACCTTGGGCGGTGCTGCTGGAAAGGAACTCGAGCAATCCGGCTCCGCTATAGTTGTTCGTGATTGCAAAATCGCGGTTTGAGCCAGCCGACTTGGTCTGAAACGAGATGCCGGGGATGTCGCTGTATAAATTGGCCGACAGATTGTGGTTGTCGACTCGGTTGCCGTTGACCGTCATTCTGCCATTTACCGACAACGACGATGTTTTGATGTTGAAATCGTTTGCCGCCGACGAGTATTCCCACACCGCACGCGGAGCCGTTCCGTCGTAAAGCCCAAATCCTCCGCTGCCTGTACCCTGATTGTAGAAGTAGGCAGAAAGCGCGGACGTGCCGGTTTTCGAAACGTAGAGATCAGCTTCTGTGGCTGATGAAACGGTGGCCGTGCCTCCGCTGACTGTCAGATTTCCGCCCACCGTGGCGTTGCCGCCGGCGTTGATTGTGAAACTTTGCGAGTTTCCAATGCCAAGTGAAACAGTTCCGCCAGTCGGAGCATTCAGCGATGTCAATTTTGACGCCGCGGAAGTTGCGAGTGCGTAGTTTCCTGCAGAAAAAGTCCCGTCCTGTGTAAGGATGGCAAAGTCGCTGCCGAACGCGGAAGTTTTCGCGTACAGCGCCGATGCTCCCGATCCGATCTGCGTGGTGCCACCGGATACGGTGAGGTTTCCAGCAATAGCACTGCTCCACGAAGCGTTCGTGCCATCCGTTGTGAGGATCTTGCCGGCGTTGCTGGTCTGGCTCGGCAGCGATCCGCCAGGAGCCGCTCCCCAGGTGCCGTCAGCGCGCAGGATGTTCTGCGCCGCAACGTCGGCCGCAGTTGGCGCCGGTACGACGCCGCGAGTGCCGGAACCAAAGGCCGGCGGCATGTTGCCGAGGATGTTGCTCATGGCTTAGTCGGTGAACTGCGAGGCGTGGACGACACCGTCGGTGGAACCGAAGCGGATGAATTTGGCGGCGATGGCGGCCTGGCGTGACCACACGGCATTCGTTCCGGCGTACAGGCGATGGCCATTGGTGGCGCTCGGAGTCGATCCGTCATACGTGACCATCACGTCGGCGTTCTGCACATCCAGCACGATGTAGTTGCTGGTGATGTCCCAGGTCGTGGAGAACTGGACGACAGCGGAAGAAACGGTCAGCCGCTCGTCGGCTTTCGTGCCGTTCGGCTTGGGGTAAAGGTTGATGCTCTTGACGAGGTTCATGGCTTAGTAGGTGAAAACATTGGCGCGGCGGATCTGGCCCTGCTCGCGCAGCACTTTGTCGACCTCGCGCTCGAGCGCTTTCTCGGCCTCGTTCTCGGCGACGATGGACTGCTCAAACTGGCCTTCCGAGCGGAGGAAGTCGGCCAGGCAGGCGCGCGCCAGCCAGTCGCTCACGAAGTACGGCAACTCGACCTTCGACCAGCTTGTCGACGTGGTGATCGGGGTCTGCCCAACCGCGGTGGCGACGATGCAGTTGTAGAGGTTGCCTGACGGCGCGGCCGCGGTTCCAGGAGTGAACGAGCCGCTGGCCGTCGAGGTGTCGAAATACATCTGGCCGCCGACCGAGTAAGCGGTGGATGCGCTGTAAGAATCGCCGAACAGGGCCGGCGACTTGATCTTGTACTCGAGGTAGACCGGCGTGACCTGGTCGATCAGGTTGATATAGTCGCCGGCCGACGAGGAATAGAGAAAGTACTTGAGGAGCCGCGCGCGCGTGGTGACGCGGGGATCCTGGTCATATACGCTGAGCAGCTCGCCGCAGTCGGCAGGGATGGCCACGATGCGTGCGCCATTGCCGTCGACGGAGACGGTCTGCGGGTCGGACAGGCGGATCAGGTCGGGCCAGTAGTCGTTCTTCCAGATCTGCTCCAGCCGCGCGTTCGCGAAATCGCGGAACTGCGCGAAATTGGCCGACGTGATCGCGGTGCGATCCAGCCCCGCCAGCTGCATGTAGCGGAACATCACGGTGCTGAAGTCGACGGTGCGCATCAGGCGGCGGCGGGACGACCGAACTGGTCAAGGAGCGTGAGCGAACCGCCCGTCGTGGACTTTCCATAGCCCACCGACAGCTTCGTCTTTCCGCCCTTCACCTCGAGGTCGTTGTCCTTCAAAAATTCGCGGAGAAAATTTTCGTCCTTCCAGCACTGATACCCGAGGCGCTGGCCCCAGTAGTGAAAGGAGGACGCGGGAATGCGGGCGCGCAGACGGCCAAGCCCGTCCACGCCCCGGTGATAGTTCTTCGCAAGTGCGGACGCCTTCTTGGCCTCAACTGCGCCCAGCACCATTTCACGATGCCACCCCCGCCGAAACTCATCGAGCAACGGCTTGTAGAGATCAGCGGGGATGGCCTCGATCATCGGTTAGCTCGAGAAGTCGAACTTGCCGAACGCGAGGGGGTTCTTCACCACCAGGCCCGCGCAGGCCTCGATCAGACGGGCAGGGCCGCCGCCGTAGTTCGGCAGCTCGGTGACCGTCGGGAGCGAGGAGTAACGGATCTCGACGAGATCCATCGGGATGACGTAGCCCTTGTAGGCCGCGGGCATGAACGCATCCGGGTGCAGCCGCAGACGGCCGAAGTCGCCTTCGAACACGTCAACGCTCGACAGGTACGTCGAAGCATCGGCCTCACGGTTGAACGTGCGGATGGCGCTGGCGGTGTTCGTGTTCGCGTTCTGGCTGGTCGTGAACAGCAGGTTCGTGAAGGAACGCTTCAGCGTGCTGCCGACGATGGCGTCGTAGTCGCGGAAGGTGCCGGTCTGAGTCCACTGGGACGTGAGGAGATCCTGCACGTTGGCCTCGGTCAGCGTGGAGGCGGCAACGCCACCACCGACGATGGAAGTGCCCGGGGTGCGGAACGCGGAGGGAACCGCCGGGGTCGTGCCGCCGGTGGTGCTGATCCACGTGCCGAGGGCCTTGGTCAGGTAAGGCACGGTGCCGTTGTCCGCCTGGCCGTCGTTGGCCGAGAGGAACGTCGACTCCATGTCACGCTTCATGAGCGTGATGCCCTTGGCGACCATGCCGGCGAGTTCGTCCTTGAGGCCGGCGACGATGGACACGTCGACCGACAGCGGCGAAACGCGCACCGGGCGGCGGAACACCTGGATGTAGTTAGACAGGAGCGCGCGGCCAGAATTGAGATTCTGGTAGTCGCTCGAGGTGACGTCGGTGCCGTCAACCGTGCCCGTGGTCACGGCCGCGGGGAAGTTGTCGGCCTGCCATTGCAGGTACGTGTTGCCGGGCTTGGAACCCTTGGGGGCCATCGAGACGAAGGGAGTGTCCTTCGCGTCGACCAGCGAGATGTAGTCAGCGAGATCTTCGCGTTTACCAACCTGAGAGCGCTCGTAGAGTTGAGCCATTGTATTAGTTTCCTGTGTGTTACAGGAACCCGTTGAGCAGAACGTCCTTGAGGTTTTCCGTGGTCGCGGCCTTGCGGAACCGCGTGCTGGCCTCCTTGGCGTTCCTTTCCTGCGGCGTGACCGACGGCGGTGCCACACGCGGTTGCGTGGGCTGCGCGGGCGCCTTCTTGACGACGGCCTTGCCGGTCACCTGACCGGCCTTCTGCTTGGCGTAATCGGATTCGCGGATCTGGGCGCCGCGGATGTAGTCGCCCACGACCATTTTGTAGTCGGGGAACTTCCGCAGCTCCGGGAACGCCTTCAGCATGTTCTGGGCTGTGGCGTATTCGCGTGAAGTCCGATCCTTCCACCAGCTGTAGGTGGCCTCGGCCTGGGGATCAATCGCCGCGCGCTGCTGGACGTAGGCCAGCTGGCGGGGCAGATGTTCCTCCAGGGCATCGACGGCATTAAGGCGGATCGAGCGCACCTCCTCGGCGCTGTACTCGGTCTCCTTGCCATCCGCGCCCCGCACGACTCCGCCATCGGGGTGCATCTCGCACCACCGGCGGACTCGCTTGGCCTCGGAGATCGCCGCGTCGACATCACCCTGGCTCTGCAAGTGCAGGTAGGGGTTGTCGGGCGTGGGCTTCACGGGCGCTTCGTCTGGCGCGGGGCGCTGGGTGAGCTTGGATTCCAGCTCGGAGAGCTTGGATTCCAGTTCCTTCACCTTGGCCTCGGCGTCGCGGTTGCGCGCGGTTAGCTTGTCGATCCGTTTTTGGACGCCCTTTGGCAGACCTTCGGGTTCCTCGGCCGCGGCAGGCTCTTCAGTCGCCGGCTCGGCCTCGGTCTCCTCATTGCCGTTCTGCTCAACAGGTTCCTGAGAAAGATCATTGGTGTCTTCGGTCGCCGCGGCATCTGCCGCAGTCTCCTCGGACGTTTCGTCCACCGGCTTCTCCTCGGCTTTCGCCTTGGCAGGCTTGGCAGCTTCCTGTGCTGGCTCGTCCAGCAGGCTTTTCCGAAGCAGAGCGCTGAGCTTCGCTTCATCGAGCATTCCGAGCTTCTCACTCACGGGGGTGGTGAGGTTGTTTTCCGCGCTCGTCCCGTTCGCCGGCGCGGCCTCATTCACTGCATTTTCTGTCGGCATGGAGTTTTGCGACCGTCCAAGAGGTCGTATGCAGCGTCGTTCAAAGGCACGGCGCAGAAAGCCCGATGACGCAGTGAGCATCACCGGGCTTCATGAACCTACGGGTTTCGCGAATCCGTGTTAACTTTATGCAACTCTATGCAACTTCAGCATGGATCATCCAACTCGGCCCCGACGCTTGAGCGCCTCGTCTCGGAGGTGCAGGAGCGACAAAAGATAGTCGTTCAGCGCCTCCGCGCGGCCCGCGGCGTGGATCCGGTGCTCGCCGAGCGTCTCGCGCGAGATGGCCGTCTCCATCTCGTCTCGGATGCACTCCTGGGTGTGAGCCAGGAGCGCTTCCCAGAGCTTGTTCTCGCCTTCGAAGCCGAAGGACTCGAGCAGGTCGGGCTTGATCATGCGGCGGGCTGCTGCTGGGCCGGCTCAACACCGATGCGTCCGACCTGCTTGTTCTTTTGCTGCTGCTGGGAGAACTGCAGCGACTGGACGTACTTCTGCAGCAGCTGCTGGAAGTTCTGATCCTGCTGCGCCGCGGCCTTGGCTTTCGGGTTCTGCTCCATGATCTGCTGCACGTACTGAAGCTTGGTTCCGGCCGTCGGGTCGTTCTCGGTGTAAAGCGCCTCGTTGCCGAGCATCATCATGCCGATGTCGCTCTGCACCTGCTTAAACATCTGCTGCGAGGCGCCGGCCTGGTCGCTCACCAGCTCACGCGCGGCGTCCGGCGAGATGGCCGACGTGATCGCCTGGATCAGCTTGTTGCGGTCGATGACGCCACCGGCATCCAGCGGGATCACGAACTGAGAGATGGCCTGCAGCTTCTTCAGCACGTAGTCGTCGTTCAGCTCGCGCACATCGAACTTGAGGATGTAGTCGAATTGGCCGGCTATTTCGGTGATGTTGCCCGGAAGCGACTGTCCGGTAATGCGCTGGATTTCCTCCGGCGGCATGTACTGCAGGCAGAGCTGAAACACCTGGGTGAACACCTTTGACCAGGTGCCGAACCAGTTGTTGACCTCCTTCTGCATGATGACCGCGGCCTTCGCCGGCGGCACGGTGCCGTGCGACAGCCCGAAGTAGTTCGCGTGGCGGGACTCGACCTGCTGCGTGACCACCATCGCCTCGTTGATGTTGGAGGCCGGCGGCTGCATGAACGTGTAGTCGTCCTCCTGCATGACCGGCAGCTGCACCGCGGGGCCGATCTTGTTGGCCATCCCGATGCGCTTCTTGACTTTGATCGGGGGCAGGGTGGTGAAGGCGGTGCGGTCGCGGATGGAGTCGTGCTGCGCCTTGATCTCCTCCTGGTCGGTCATCGACAATTCGGGGATGCCGCGGGACTCGCAGATGGCGCGGCGCACCCGCTCGCGGCGGTATTCGACGAACGGATACTCGCCGTGCGCGTAGTCGAGCAGTTCGAACTTGCCCCACATGGAGTCGTCCAGCTGCGGGCACAGCACGGTGTAGTAGATCGCCGGCGTGCCCTTGTCGGACAGCGAGCGCTGGTAGGCGTGGACGATCTCGATCAGGTGGTCATTGCGCACCGAGCCGGTGACGTTCAGCGAGGTGGTCACCAGGTTCGGGTTGTTGTACCACGACTGGCGGCCCTGCGTGACCGCGGCCTTCTCGACGAAATCGGCGTTCCAGCCGGCGTTCGTCACCATCGCGCGCAGCTCAACCTCGGTGAAGTACTCGCGACGGAAGATCACGCGAGCGCGCTGCAGGTCGATGGTCTCGGGCGGGAAGGATACCTCGTCGAAAGGCTTGAGCGCCGTCACGACCGGCAGGTTTCGCTGCACGTACTCCTCCTCGTAATCCCCCTGGCCCTCCTCGCGCAGGTCTTGCACGAACTCGCGCGCGTCTCGGATCGTCATGTCCGGCAGCACCGTGGTCACGATGTCCGCGGCCTGCTGCTCGGTGTCGGGATTCATGATCAGCTGCGGGATCTGCGCGATGATGCTCTGCGGATTTTGAGCCGCGGCCTGCTGCGCCAGACGCTGGATCTCCATGAACGAGATCTTCTGGATTCGGGTCGCAGTCTTTTGCTCCCAGGCCACGTGGGCCACGCTCCACCCGTACTGCTGGCAGTACTGGGCGAGCAGCTCGGCCTCGCGCTGCAGGTCGGTCTTCAGCTTGTTCTCGCGCACCCAGTTCATCAGCTCCGTTGCCACCGTGGCCGACTGAGCGTCGGAGACGTCGACGCCGGACACGTTCAACGCTCCGCGCTCAAACGCGGTCGTGAGTACGGCCACGATCTCGTTGATGGTGGAGTCGACCAGGCGCACGCGCACGTCGGAGGCGCCCTCAAAAGGGAACACCTGCTCGCCGTCGGGCCGCGTGGACGACCACTTC